AAGAACATCTGAATTTAAACGAGGTAAAGCCTACGGACAAGATTGTGATGATACAGAATACAGAGATTACAAAGGTTCACCTGCTTGGAAAGGTTATGGTGGATGGATATCTGAATGTGATTCAATTCGTACAGTAAATTTAAATAGAGAATTTGCCGAAAGAGATAGACTAAGAAAGATAGAAAAGGCAAAACAAGATAGTATTGAGATGGCAGAAATAGAAGACATGGATTTTGATTTAGATGCTATGTGGGATAATACGGTTTGGGTTGAGATAACAGATATAGAAGATACTATATATGGAGAAGTAGAACAGATTACGGCGGTAGCAGGTGTTCGAGGTGCAGAAGCAGAGGATGAAGCATTACATCATTTATATTATAGACGAAGTATGAAAGGAATTGCTCTAATTGATTTACAAAAAGCATATGGTAAGTTGATGAATACAAAAGACAAACTTATTGAGACAGACCCAGACCATCCTAAATTAGAAAAAATTAATAATTTGCTTTCACAATTAGAAATAAAGATGAAAAATACCTAAATTTTTTAAAAAATGTTTATATATATTTTTGAAGACGAAAGGAGTTAATCAATCAATTGCGGAGAACAATATGAGGCACCTTTTGTGTTTATTACTAATGGGCTTGTTGGTAGCCCAAGACTTACCAACGGGTGGGAATCAACAACGACCAATAATGAAAAAACCATTTCATTTAAGTTATGACCATATTTCAAAAATAGATACTTCTGAACTTAGAGGAAAGGTTTTAGTAAAATTTACAGTAGATGAAAATGGTAGAATTGTAGAACCATACATTATGGATACATTTAATATAGCTCTAAATGATGCTATAATACGTAGAGTTATGGCAATTAAATTCGAACCAGCTAAACAAAATGGAATACCAGTAAAAGTAAACTACCAATTACCAATATTATTTAAATAATTAAAAATAGCTTGAACGTTTTGGTTTTTTAGTGTATACATATATATATACAAGTTTATTGACAAATTGAAAATTAGAAAGTAAAGAGAGTAATTAACTCTTTATGGGATTGACCGAATAATGAGTGACCATTGAAGCTCATAAGGTAATCTACCGAGAAGTTGTGGTGACTATCCACCTGCTAGATATTGTGGGTTGTAAGTGATTCATAGACATATGACTCGGAATGTACTTTCAGAATAAATAAAGAACACGATTCTTTGACCTTGTTGTTGGTAAGGGTAAAACTGAAATCCAACTTCATGACCGAATAATCTAATCTTAGAGAGATAAGGTAATAACACAGAGGTTGTACTCACTTCAATGAAGTTAACCACTTTGAGAAGAATCATCGTAACTGATGAGTGTTAGGTACAAGGTAAAAAAAATCTAAGCTGAAAGTTGTGAGTAATCGTTAATCTCACATCCCCAAATTTTCAAATTTTAAAAAAAGGGTTCAACCGATTTTTAGTTTCCACTATATTAAAACTTAAAAAACTACCGAACCCTTTTTTTATTGCCAACATAAAATAGCTTGAACGTTTTAATTAACAAGGTTATATATATTATAAATCAAGGTTACATCTTTGATTAATAATTAACAAATAATAAATTAGGAGAATATAAAATGGATATTGATGCAATACGTAAACGTTTAGACCAGTTACAAACTACTAATCAACGTTCCAATAATCTTTGGAAACCATCACCAGGAAAACAAATCGTAAGAATAGTACCATTCAAGTATAATAAATCTACACCCTTTATTGAGTTGTATTTTCATTATGACTTAGGTGGACGTACTTACTTATCACCAATTTCTTTTGGAAGACCAGACCCTATCGAAGAGTTTGCCGACAAATTGAAATCAAGTGGTAATCGTGACGATTGGAGACTTGGTAAAAAGTTGGAAGCTAAGATGAGAACTTTTGCACCCGTATTAGTTCGTGGAGCCGAGAACGATGGTATTAAATTTTGGGGTTTTGGTAAAACTGTATACCAAGAACTTCTATCTATAATCGCTGACCCAGACTATGGTGACATTTCAGATGCAACCAATGGTCGTGATGTTGTTGTAGAGTTTAAGACCGCAGAAGAAACTGGTAAATCATTTCCTACCACTGGTATTCGTGTTAAACCAAATCAAACACCTATATCAGAGGATTCTAAATTGATGGAAAACAGCTTGGAGAACCAAGTTAATCTTAACGAAGTTTATAACGAACTTGGTTATGATGAACTTACTAACGTTCTTAATGAGTGGTTAAACCCAGAAAACAAAGAAGGTGGAGAAGAAGAAACAGTAGAAACTACAGAGACTAAAAAGACTCTGAAAGAAACTACTACTGTTGATGATGCTTCATCTGCATTTGACGAGTTATTTAATCGGTAAATAAGATAACATTGTGGGTGGCTAAGGTTAAGAGCCACTGTTAAGATAGAGGAACACTCCGCTTTCTGGAACCACCCACTTTTTTTCATAGGAGAATTATATGTCTGCAAGAGACGAATTGGCTTCGGTTTTATCCACAAGTCTAAATAAACAATTTAAAAAAGATTATCCCAAAGTCGCATATTTTCTTGATGGTACTGATGACACACCAACAGATATTACGGATTTTATATCCACTGGTAGTTCCATGTTGGATTTGGCTATATCAAATAGACCAGATGGTGGAATTGCCGTTGGTAGAATTACAGAAATAAATGGTCTTGAATCAAGTGGTAAATCCTTGGTTGGAGCTCATTTATTAGCTTCCACACAAAAGAAGGGTGGTGTAGCCGTCTATATAGATACTGAAACTGCAGTTAGTAGAGAATTTCTTGAGGTTATCGGTGTTGATATAGACAATATGTTATATGTCCACTTAGAAACTGTAGAAGAAATATTTGAAGCTATAGAAAAGATAGTTACTAAGGTTAGAGAAGAAGATAACACAAGATTAGTTACTATTTTAGTTGATAGTTTAGCTGGTGCTTCTACCAAAGTAGAGATGGAAGCTGACTTCGAAAAAGATGGATGGGCTACCAGTAAAGCAATTATCATCTCAAAAGCGATGAGAAAGATTACACAAATGATTGGAAGACGTAAGGTTGCTCTTGTGTTCACTAATCAGTTAAGACAAAAATTGGGTGTAATGTTTGGAGACCCTTGGACAACAAGTGGTGGAAAAGCGTTACCATTTCATGCTTCTACTCGTATTCGATTGAAGAATAAAGGTCAAATAAAAGACACTAAAAAGAATACGATTGGAATGAATATACAAGCTCAAGTTGTTAAGAACAGATTAGGGCCACCACTACGACATTGTGAGTTTCCACTTTATTTTGAAAGTGGTATTGATGATGATGGTAGTTGGTTGACCATAATGAAAGAACATAAAATTGTAAAAGTTGCAGGAGCTTGGTACACACTTCCAATTATTGATATGGAAACTGGTGAAGTTACAGATGAGAAGAAGTTTCAATCTAAAGATTGGTCAAGTATGTTAGAAGATAAAGAACTACGAGACTATTGTTATAACTTGATTTGTGACAAGGTTATATTAAAGTACACAAAAGATGATTTAGGTATTGATGATGTAGAAATGACAGATGAGGTGATTAGTGAGTAATGAAAAATACCTTTCTATATTAGAACAAATCAAGAAAGACGGCGGTCAAGTTGAGCATAATAATCCAAACGATAAAGTATTGATTATAGATGGCCTGAATACTTTCATAAGAGTTTTCAGCGTTGTACCAATTACCAATGATGATGGTGCTCACGTTGGTGGAATAATTGGTTTCTTAAAATCAGTTGGTTACGCTATTAAGATGCACAATCCAACAAGGTGTATCATAGTATTTGATGGAGAAGGAGGCTCTGACCGCCGTCGTAAAATATTTCCAAACTATAAAGCTAAACGTAGAACAAAAATACGTTTGAATAGAGCTTATGATTGGAATACACCAGAAGATGAACACCAATCTATGTTGTTTCAGATGAGTCGGTTGGTGGAGTATTTACAATTACTTCCTCTAACTATTATATCTGCTAACCACATGGAAGCTGATGATGCTATTGGTTACATCTCCAAACAAATCTTAACAGATTCTAAAATAACAATAATGTCTACCGATAAAGATTTTCTTCAGTTGGTAGATAATAGAATCTCTGTTTGGAGCCCAACCAAGAAAAAGAAATATACACCAGATGAAGTTCAAGAAGAGTTTGGTATACCATCTCATAACTTTTTGATGTATAAAATAATTGATGGTGACAAATCAGATAATATTCCAGGTATCAAAGGAGTTGCACTAAAAACAATTCAAAAATGCTTACCTCTTTTACAAAATGAGCAGATAGTTAGTATAGAAGAAGTTTTAAAATACATTGAAGACAATGAAGTTACAAAAAATGTCAAGTCTATGTTGACAGAAGACAATCAAAAACAATTACAATTAAACAACGATTTAATGCAATTAAATGATGTTAATATTAGTGGTAACGCTAAATTAAAAATAAAAGACATTGTTGATGAACCAATTCAACAATTAACTAAGTTTGAATTTACAAAAATGTTTTTACGAGACAAATTATTTCAATCATTACCAAATGTTGATAGTTGGTTATTGACTACATTCTCTACTCTAAACAAATATGCGGGGATAAGTAATGAGCGATAAGTTATCAATATATGGTACACCATTTCAAGTAAAAGTTTTATCATCTCTATTATCTGATGTTAAGTTTTTACAAACATCTTCGGATATATTGAATGGTGATATATTTGATTCTGATTCTAATGCTTGGTTAGCTGATGAGATAGTTGATTACTTTATGAAACATAAAGATGTACCAACACTTGATGTTTTAAAAATAAAAATCAATGACATAGAATCGGATACATTACAAGTTGCTGTAGTAGATGCTTTAAGAGAGTGTTGGAAACATATCGAGTCTTCTGATTTAGATTTTGTAAAAGAGAAGTGTTTAGATTTTTGTAAAAATCAAGTTTTAAAAGGTGCAATATTAGAATCAGTTAATCTATTAGAAAATCAAGATTACGATGGTATAAAAGCACTTATAGATAAGTCTATGTCGGTTGGTACTGAACGAGATTTGGGTCACGAGTACGTAACAAGTTTAGAAGAAAGATTAACAGAGTCGGTTAGAAATACCACACCTACTGGTTGGGATATAATAGACGAAGTTATGGATGGTGGTCTTGGTGCAGGTGAACTTGGTGTTATAGTTGCACCAGCTGGTATTGGTAAGACTTGGATGTTACAAGTTATTGGAGCTAATGCTATGGCTAGAGGTAAAACTGTAGTTCATTATAGTTTAGAATTAAATCAGACATATGTTGGATTGAGATACGATACAGTGTTTAGTGGAGTGACTACTGGTAATATCAAGTTTTATAAAGATGACGTACAGAAGAAGATAGACACACTTAAAGGTGATTTATACATAAAATATTATCCTACTCGTTCGGCTACAGTTCAGACGTTAAATTCACATTTACAACAATTACTAATTCAAGGTATAAAACCAGATTTAGTTGTATGTGATTATGCTGATATTGTAAAACCACTTGGTACATTCAGAGAAAAGAGACATTCTATTGGAGATAATTACGAAAGACTTAGAGAGTTAGCGGGTGAGTTTGAAATTCCCGTATGGACAGCTTCACAAGCTAATAGAAGTGCTCTTGAAGAGGAAGTAATTGATGCTACAAAAGTATCTGAAGATTATTCTAAGGTTATGACATCTGATTTTGTAATGTCAATAAGTCGTAAGGTAGAAGATAAAATATCTAATACTGCTCGTTGTCACGTTATCAAGAATAGATTTGGAGTTGATGGTATGACATATCCAATGATGATGAATACTAATATTGGTAAGATAGAGATTCACGAATCAAATTCTGTTGGTGGTAAATCACAACAGAAGAAGATGGATAGTTCAGATGAGTATTTGAGAAAATTAGCCAAAAATAAATATGACGATTTTAAAACTGATGATGGCAAAATGGAAGGGTTTGAATAATTATATATGGAATCAGTATACACGAAAGTTTATGAGGAAAAAATAATATGAATTTTAAGTTATCAGAAAATTTTATAAGTAAGTATAAAAGGAAGAAAGCTCCTTTTGGTTTTAATGGATTAGGTGAATTAGTTTATATGAGAACCTATTCAAGAATTAAAGAAGATGGTAAAAACGAAAGATGGTGGGAAACTGTACAACGAGTCGTAGAGGGAACTTATTCAATGCAAATGAATTGGATAGACTCACATCAATTAGGGTGGAATCCGTGGCAAGCACAAAAGTCAGCTCAAGATATGTATGAGCGAATTTTCAATATGAAATTCTTGCCCCCTGGTCGCGGACTGTGGGCTATGGGAACAGCTATCACAGAAAAAAAGGGATTATATGCCGCCCTAAACAATTGTGCTTTCGTATCTACGAAAACACTAAAAGAAGACTATGCTAAACCTTTCTGTTTCCTTATGGATGCAAGTATGTTAGGTGTTGGTGTAGGATTCGATACCAAAGGTGCTGGAGAGATAGTAGTTAAAGGTGTTCAAAAAGATAGAGACGAACAAGTATATGAAATACCAGATACTCGTGAAGGTTGGGTAGAATCTTTAAGACTACTATTAGAAAGTTACTTTCATGGACAAGCACCAATGGAGTTTGATTACACAAAGATAAGACCTGCGGGAGCTCCTATAGCGGGTTTTGGTGGTGTATCGAGTGGACATGAACCATTACAAGAAGTACACGAAGCAATTAGAAAAGTTCTTGATAAAAATAGTGGAGAACCAATCACAATCACTACAATCGTAGACATAATGAATTTGATTGGTAAGTGTGTTGTTGCTGGTAATGTAAGAAGAACTGCTGAGATTGTATTTGGAGACCCACATGATGAAGAATATTTAGATTTAAAAAATTATAAAGTAAATCCACATAGAGACCAATATGGTTGGACATCCAATAATAGTATATTTGCAGAATTGGGTATGGATTATACTGAAGTATCAAAAAGAATTGTAGACAATGGTGAACCAGGTTTAGCTTGGTTAGACAATATGAGAAAATACTCTCGTATGAAAAATGGTGGAGACAACAAAGACCACAGAGTAATGGGTGGTAATCCTTGTTTGGAACAATCATTGGAATCATACGAGTTATGTTGTTTAGTAGAAACATTTCCAAATAATCACGATTCGTTTGAAGATTATGCTAGAACATTAAAATATGCTTATCTTTATGCGAAAACTGTAACACTTGGTAAAACTCATTGGTCTGATACAAATCGTGTAATGTTAAGAAACAGAAGAATTGGTTGTAGTGTTAGTGGTGTCGCACAATTTATTACAAATCGTGGATTAGACGAACTAAAGAATTGGTTGAATGGTGGATATGATGTTATTCAGACTTGGGATAAACAATATTCAGATTGGATGGCAGTACCACGTAGTGTAAAAACTACATCAGTAAAGCCATCAGGTACAGTTTCACTATTAGCGGGAGCGACTCCAGGATTACATTACCCTGAGAGTCGTTTTTACATTAGGAGAATACGTGTTTCAAAACATTCAGAATTGTTAGAACCATTGAAAAAAGCAAAATACAAAGTAGAACCTGCATTTGGTTCTGAAGATACAACAATGGTTGTTGAAGTACCTGTAGATGTCGGTGAGGGGATTAGGACAGCGGCTGAACTTTCGATTTGGGAACAATTCAGTTTAGCCGCTTTTCTTCAAAGACATTGGGCAGACAATCAAGTTAGTTGTACAGTAACATTCGACCCAGAAACAGAGGGTTCGGTTATACCACAAGTCTTAAATTATTATCAGTATCATTTAAAGGGAATCTCACTTCTTCCAAGACATGATTACGGAGCATATCCACAAATGCCGTATGAGTCTATTGATGAAAAAGAATACAATAAACAAGTTAAGAAACTTGGTAAACTTTCTTTTGGTACAATCAAACACGAAGAAGCTGATGTAGATAAATTTTGTAACAATGACGTTTGTGAAGTAGTACCCATGACTGGTGATAATGACGACCAAGACTATGCTAATTAAGACTTCACATACAAAAAAAGCGGACAGGCAGACGACGCACCTGTAGAAAAATGCGTCATTCATATGAATAATAAGCAAGGAGAAAGATTATGAATTATCGTAATCTCATGTCTTTACTGGTGATGATGAGCGGATTTGTTTTCGGACAAGTCGTTACAGGATTCGTTGGTAAAGGCGATAAACCACTTGTAGGAGCTAATGTTACTATTGAAGGTACAGACTTAGGCGGGGTCTCGGATAGTGAAGGTAAATTTACTATTGAGACTGGCACTGGTACTTTTGATGTGACAGCTTCTTACATTGGTTACATAACCCAGACTAAATCTGTTAGTGTTGGGGATATTGTAGCGAGTGTTAGTTTCACTTTAGAAACTGATGTCGTTGCAATGTCAGCACTTGAGGTTCTTGCTTCAAGAGCTGATGAAACGACACCTGTTGCTTACACTACTGTAGATAAAGAAGAAATGGAATTACGTCTTGGTTCACAAGATATTCCAATGATTCTTAATACTACACCAAGTGTATATGCGACTGGTCAAGGTGGTGGTGCGGGTGATGCTCGTATCAATGTTCGTGGATTTAACCAAAGAAACGTAGCCGTGATGATAAATGGTGTTCCCCAAAATGATATGGAGAACGGATGGGTCTATTGGTCTAATTGGGATGGAGTAGGTGATGCTACAACCTCAATTCAGATGCAAAGAGGTCTTTCAGCTGTTAATCTAGCTACACCATCTATTGGTGGAACTATGAACATAATTACCGACCCAGCTCAACATGAGAAGGGTGGTAAAGTAAAACAAGAAGTAGGTGAAGGTGGATTCCTTAAATCTACTTTGAATTATAACTCAGGACTTATGTTAAATGATAAGTTAGCAATAAGTGGAACGATTGTTCGTAAAACTGGTGATGGTTTTATAGATGGAACATGGACAGACGCTTGGGCTTACTATCTTGGAACAAGTTATCAGATGAACGATGACCATAGACTTGAGTTGTATGCTGTTGGTGCTCCACAGCGTCATGGTCAGAATCTATATAAACAGAATATCGCAACTTATTCACAAGAGTTAGCAGGTAGTATTGATGGATACAACGATTCTGCTTATGTTGAAGGAGAAAAGTTCGAACACGAGGCTGGTAGATTCTTTAACCAAAACGTTGCACCAATTGACCCAGATTATAAAGGTCAACAATATTGGTATATGTACGGAGCTCGTACAACCGATAGGTATAGTTCTAACTTCCTAAATGAAAGAGAAAACTTCTTTCATAAACCACTTGTTAACTTGAATCATTTTTATGATATCAATGAAGACATGAGGTTAAGTTCAGTACTATATTGGAGTGGTGGTTCTGGTGGAGGAACTGGTACTTATGGTAGCGTAAGTAGGACACCCGCGATAGAAGGAAACCCTTGGTATGCAAGTTCACCTTGGACTTGGGATTGGAATGCTGAGATAGCTCAGAACTCTGCTAATGTAGATTCTGCGTTCTCTGATGTTGAAAATCGTTCCACAGGTATCCTTAGAAACTCAATCAATAGACAAGACACTTATGGTTTAATTTCTAAATTGAACTATGATGTTTCAGATGAACTTGAAGTTCAAGTTGGTATTGATTGGA